CCATCTAAATTCTAATTCAGGTGGATAAATTGTATGTGTGTCTACAGAAAAATAATTTGTTTCAACAAATGATGATGAAAATTCTATACTGCTAGTGTGTTTAAGGATAAGACCATCATTAGGTATTGAACTACTATTCCATAGTTTAACCATATCAGTAACATCCATTGAAATATCTTTGTCACTTGTATATAAAAAGGTTTGGGAGGAACCAGATTTATCTAAATAAAAATCTCCTCCAGCTGCTGTCCAAGCATTTGAACCTGATTCTCCTCTCCACCCCCATGAACATCCATCTTGGGTTTTAGGAACATCACTTACTTTTCCAGTACCCATATCCCACGCTCCTGAAATAGGGTAAACCTCTAATGTATAATCTAAAGGTGCATTTTCAGCACTTGCAAGGTATAAATTAAATTTACTTTGGAATGCACTACCTGTTATGATATTATTAACTACATTGTTTATATCAGCCGTTTTGAACTGAATTAATGCACGTGTAGCGGCAGGTAAATCACCTTGTGCAGATGATAATACGTTAATTCCATTATAATTTGAAACCTCTAATACTTCATCTCTACCTGTATTTTGAGCAGGGTATTGAGATAAAATAAAAGCATCTTTTTCGGGAAATATTTTATATACTGCCATTGTTATTAATTTGTTACTACTCTTCCTTGAATGTCTGTGTCAGGGTATTTAATTTCAAAAACAGAAGGATCTAATGAAGGGTATAATATTTCATTTATTGTAGCACCTTTTATATCATATGCTAATTTTGAATATCCATCTGATTCTCCAACTTTATTAATAAATTCTAATTTTTTAACTGTTTGAACTCCCTCAACTTGATCAATTACATTTCTAACGTTATTAATTAAAATAGGTTGGTTTATTTGCCATTTATCTATATCAAAATAATCTTTTAACGCATTTACACAAGCATTTAATACTGTTTGAGCATTATAATTTGGTAATAAAATTACATCAAAATTTAAACCTATATTAATAATAAAAGCATCTTTTACTCTAATAGCGTCTGTTAACATTCTATATTCACCTAAAAAAGTAATTAAGTTTTGTTTTAAAGCAGGATCCGCTATTATTAAGTCATTAACATTATTTTGAGATAAGATATATAAAGCTAAAGCATTAGTATCATATTTTTCTTCTTGACTTTTATTTCTTCCAATGTCATCTTGTGTAACATACACTTTAGCTACTTTACCATATTTTGAAGGTAAAGATAAAGATCTAATAGCATAATCATCTTTAGTTACAGTTCTTAATTGAGTTGGATATTGTGCTATTGATTTTCTTCTTATATCTTCATTTGTATCTCCATCTCCTCCTCCTGTAGCTGCTTCAGCATTTGAAAATGCTAATGAACCACTAACTGTTTCTTGAAGTGTTGAATCTAACCCTGATCCAAAGAAACTAACAGAACCAGAACTTAATATTGTTAAAGACTGGACTGAAACATTAGATTCAGCTCCCCCTCCTACTAAATATTGAACTGTTAGGGTTGTATTTGAAGGTGCTACTCCATAAGTTTTAGTATAAGTAAAGTTAGCTGGATCCCAAGCAGTTGTTAATTTATCTGTTCCATAAGGTAAACCTAGACCTATATTATCTGAATTAGGAGTAATGATTTCATCAGGGTTTGATGATACACCTGGGCCAAATTGGATTTCAAGGGTATTATCTGATTTAAATCTTTTTACCCATCTACGAGGTACTTTTTTAGTTTTAAGTAAATACGGAGTAGTCTCATTATATTGTGCTAAAGTAGGATCATTTGCCGCTGTATTAGTTACAGGATCAAAAATTGTTTCTTGAGCTAAATAGGGCACCTCATACCATCTGTTACCATCACTATCTGTAATATTAACTATTTCAATTATGTTTGTATCTTGTATTTGAATAGTTGTAAATTTTTCAGGTGTTGTAAATGTAAATTCTGCTGTTTTTAAAGTACCTGCTGATGCTTGTGCTGATTTTTTAAGTAAATAAAAATTAGGATTATTTGAGCCATCTACAGAATAAACAGATACTGTTGTTGGGTCAAAGCTACCAGATGTTGTAAAATTAACTTGATCTTCTATATAAAAGAAAACACTACTATCATTAGATGATTGGATTTGAGCTCCATTAGCTAAAATCATAGCATAATTGTAGTCTGGTCTTACCCTTCCAGTTTCTGTTGAAGCCGGGAGTAATTGAAATATATCTACATTTGTTGTTGCTGCCGTAGTTACTTGTGGGAAATACCCATGTGTATAAGCTAATGATAATAAATTATCTCTTTGTTTAGCAAATTCTAAAAAATTTTCTTGTACTTGATTATCCCCATAGTATGATAAAACATCACCTACATAGGCTGCCATTTCAATTAACATCAAACCAGCTGATGTATCTGAAAAGTCATTATAAGTATCAGGATAATATACTTGGGCAAATTCAAGTAATTTTTGCTTGAACCCGTCAAAGTCTTTATTTAAATATTGTATTTGTTTACTCTCAGCCATTATTAAGGTTTATTTGAAGTTCATCTTCAATATTAGTATTGATAATTGAATAGTTTAAATATATGTTAAAACTATGACTATCTGGTTGAAGTGTTACTTCTAATTCTCTTATTTCAACTGTTGGGAAATAAGCTTCTACTCCACCTCTAATTAAATTATCTATTTGATCAATTATGTCTTCTGTTATTGGTTGGAATAATAATTCTCTTACTCCAGAACCAAAACTTGGATTAAATACCCTCTCTCTTTTACCTGTTAAAATGAAATTTAATAAATTTGACTTTATTGTATCTTTAGTTGTATATGTAGTGTTTATACCAGTTGGACCATCAAATGGAACTGAAACACCAATACCTGTACTAGGTTTGATATCTAAAACATCTATATTTCTAACTATATAAGTCATTATATTTTACCTGCGTCTTTCATTTTACCCATTAAACCTGAAAAATCTGGTACAGCATCAATTGATACTTGATTTATATCAGATGTTTTTTGGTTTGATATCATTTCATCAACAGAATCTACTACTTTAGTAGGTGCTCCAGGCATACCACCTTGGAATCCTACAGCATCTTGTGATGACATTCCACCATTAAGATTTCTCCATCCACCTTCAACATGTGTTTGGTTTAAAACATCTGCTAAAGCCCCAGCTCCTTCAAATAAAGGTTGGGTAGGTTTAGTAGGTTGTTGTACTTGAGGTGTTTTCTCAATTAATTCAGATAGCGAGTTTGTTTTTGATTTTTGTTCTACAACCGGCTTCTGAACTATTTTAGTTTCAGTGATAGGAGCTTGCATAATTAAAGATAATTCTTCTTTAATTACACCTCTTACTTCCTCTCTAATTATTTTTCTAAAAGCTTCTAATTTCATGATTATAAATATTTATATATTAACTTTTTCTTCTAAATGCTGGGCGCAATGTTACCTCAACTTTATTTGGTTCTGGACCTATTTTTATTTGGTATTTATCTCTTATATTAACATCACTAATACCATATTGGATTTCAGTATCAGTATATTTTGCTCTTTGTAAAGTTCTAACCCATTGTGGTAGTGCTAGTTCTTCTATTTGTGTAAAATAGGTTTCATATTCTGGTGGGGCAGGCCTTTGTGGTGGTCTATAATTTAATGTTAATTGTTCCCACTCTAACTTAGTTGAATTTCTTAAACCTTCATACCATTGTGCTGTTTTTCTTTTAACTTCTTCAACTTTATTTGGATTAGGATCAACCGTACTTAATATTTGTTCTTTTAATGTATTAAATAATTCCTGATCAGACAAATCTTGTGATCCTGGGGACTTGAGGAGGTTACTTAATGTTGTAGAATCTACAGAACTAAGGGTATTAAGCATATCTGATATGGCTTTAACCTCAGGGTTGTTTGTTTTTTGTTCTTCAAGTATAGGATCTATTAACGCTCTTGTATTAATAATTCTACTTGGTGATTCTTTATCTCCAACACTGCTCGCACCCATTATATTTCCTTCTCCCATAGTTTCATCTTTAACAAAATCTCCTCCTCCAATTCTTGTTTCTATAGGTTCGTTTGGATTTATTGGTTTACCTTCTATTGAATTAGCTGCATTACCAGAAGAAATATTACTAGTTGCTCTATCATTTGATTGAGCTTTTATATTACTAAGGGCTAATGGATTAGATCCTAGATTTTCCGCTAAGTCTAAAGCATCAGAATCACTTATTTGATTAGGTTGTTTATCAGAAGTATTAATTCCTATTATGCCTTCATTTACTCTAATTTTTAATTTATATTTTAATTCATTAATTATACCCGGTAAGTCATCTGAAAAGGTTAAACTTGTAGCAGCTACTATATTATTTTCTGAATCTAAGGCTATTCCTCTTCTTCTAAGTAGGTTTTGTTTATTTTTATCTACTGGTTTATCTTCTTGGATTTTAAGAGTATATCCTAAATATATTTCTTGGAAGTTACCAAAAGCATCTCCAGAATCAGCTACAATTTGGCTATCTGAGTATATATTTTCAGCTGCTTCAATTAAGGGACCATGTTTAGCTGCTTCAAATTTATTAAAAGTATAGTAGTTAAGACGACTTCTAAAATCTTGTCCTAATGTATCTTCAAAAGAAACTCCTGTAGCTAATGATGTTAAATCACCATAGAATACTATGTTTCCAAATTCATCATACCCAAATACACTATCAGGTAAAACCATTATAGTTCCTTTACCATCTATAACAACAAAGGTTGTTGCTCCTGTTTTATTTACTTCAGCTACACCTTGTTGTCCCGCTTCGAATTTATCTAAGTTTGGAATTGTATCTAAAAGTCTTTTTAAAGCAAAAAATGAGTTTCTTGATGCTTCATTCATTGATTCTGAAAAACCAGATTTGTTTAATCCAGGGCAACTTTCTAGTTTAGCTTGTAGTTCAGCTGTTTCTTTAATAAGATATTGTAAATATGTTTTACCAAATGATAATAAACCTATTGTTTTATTAAATTCTCTACTTATTTTTACTAATAAGTCAATAGCTCTACTGATTCCATCTTGTATTTTACTTATAAAATTAGTAGGTTTTTCTATCATTCCTACAGTAGTAAGTAAAGATGGAATTGGTGCTATAACAAGTTGTATAACTTTTAATACAACTCTTATTACTTTAAGAACTATAACTACTGCTTTTATAATATTGTTTATAGTTGTTATAAGTGATATAGCAAAATCTATTATGTTAACTATAGTTTTTGCTGTTTTATTAATAACACCAACAACCGCTGCTAATTCTTCAAATGGTATAAAATCTCTTAAAAATCTATTTATGTTTTCAATGTCCTTTTTAAATCCTTCTTGTAAAGCAAACTTTAAATCAGTATATGGCAATATTTTATTATAGGCATCTCTTAATTTTCTAGATTTAGCTATAGCTTCTTCGGCTGTAAAACCACCAGCTAGTAAACTCCCTGCTGTTTGAGCTTGGTCAGCTATATCACTAGCTCCTGATTGGTTTCTTTCTTGGATGTCTTTAATTTCATCATTAATATCTTTTATAGCTTTTTTAAGAGCTCTTACTCCTGGGAAAGAGTTGGGGATTGCTTTTAGAGCAAGTTCTACACTAATAAAGTCAAATCCTCTTAAATCATTAGATATATCTACTAAATCATTACCTATTCCTTGAACATCACTTACTAATTGATTTTCTCCTTCTATAGTAAAATTATTAAAAGTTGCGAGAACAGGTATATTAGCATCATCTGTAATCACATCACCATTATTGTTTCTTTGATATGGTGGGGTTGATGGAGAAATACTTTCTACATTAATTATATATCCATTTCTATTTACTTCTTCAATACTTCCTCTCATAAGAGAAGTAACTTTTGGATTTTCATTTTGAGTAATTGTTACAAAGGAACCTCTTGTAAATTTATTTTCATCTCTAGTATTTAATTCAATTTTACCGGTTTTAAATTCTAGAGAACCCCCTACAGGTGTAGCTATATTTTCCATAGTTCCTCCTACTAAAGAAAATTTTCTAAATTTACCTACTAGTTCGTTTATTTCTTCTTGTACACTATCAAAGGCATTAGCTACTTCACTGCCTGGGGGGAACAGGTTATTTATAGCAAACATTAAAGGATTACAAAGATCGTAAGTATTAATTACTTCAAGTGTATTTACTACATTAAGTAAAGAAGGATTTTCACCTATATTTCTAATAGCATATTTTATTTCATTTCTTTTTTCATTATCTCTAAAATCTACTAATTCTACAGGTTTAGTTTTGTTACCATATACAATAATCATAACAACATTCTGTAAGCCTTTATTGAAAGATTGTATAGAATTATATGCCTTCTCTAATATTTTTTTAGGTTCAGTGGAAACTCCAGCATTTATAGGTTGTATATTCATAATTACTGGGTTTTAACAGTGTCTGATAGTACTCCAGGAAGTAATTCACTTAGTGCTTCTGTTGCCTTTCTTAAACCTTCTCCTGCTCTATTTACACTTGCTATTTTTACATCATTAGAATCTGTGGCTTCTTCAAGCTCAGGTACTGTAATTTGGTTTATTACAAGTAAAAATTGTTGAAAAATAGCTAAGAATTCATCTCCTTTAATTACTGGGTGTTTAGCATCTAATCCTAAATCAATTTGTGGTGAATTAATAATTGTTTTACCACCACTATCTATATTAAATGTTCCATTAGTTGATATACCTACTGCTTTATCTCCTAATATAAAAACAGAATCATCTTTAGCATTAAGTAATACTCTATCTGAATCAATAATAATTTGTTTTCCTCTATAAGGAAAAACTGGTTTGTATGATGTTGCTGTAGGTGCTTGGGATGCTCGTGTTTGTCTTTGGGTTTCACTAAATTGAGGAACATCACCAGTATTAGCATCTAATGAAAGGGCATCTAATTCAGGTATACCATTCTCAAATTGCTTTAACATTTTTTCAGCCTTTCTTTTTTTCTTTTTAAGGCCAAAAATAGCAAAGGATATACCTTCAGGATAATTAAATAATATATCTAAAATAAATTCTATCATTGCCTATCTATATTATCTAAAGGATTACGGTTTCTAGGATAAGTAAAGTCTCCTTCTCCACCAGGAACACCAGCACTACCACCACCACCACTTCTACCTCTATTTCCTGTTCTATTTCCTGTTCTAGTTTCTGTTCTATTTCCTGTTCTAGTTTCTGTTCTATTTTCTGTTCTAGTTTCAGTTTCTTCAAAAATTTCATCTACATCAAATTCATCTCTTTCTTTTAACTCTTCTTTTACAACATTAGATCTAGTTTGAGAAGATTCTTCTGTTTGATTTACTTGATTAATACTTTCAAGTTGTAATTTTAATTTTTCAATTACTTTTTTATCATTTTCTGCTTCGGTAGATAAATCTGGTTCTTGGTTGATGACATCATAAGTATTTTCTGTATCATCTAATTCTACAAGTGAAGCAGAAGGATCTAAAACAGGTACATTTTGAAGTAATTTAGTTGTATTAGCTATAGGTACAGCATCAATTCCAAATGAAGCAAAATTATTTGAAGCTAAAACAACTGGAATAGTTTGTCCTGATGTCATATAAATTGAAGAATCATCGTTTTGAATATCTTCATATATTGGGAACCAATTATTAAAGTTTGGTAAATCAACTTGTGATTGACCATTTCTTATAATTGTAATAGGGTTTCCTTCTTTACCTTCTGTACTCCAAGGACTTTCTACATTTTTATTTTCTTCAGATTGTTTTGCTGTTGAGCCAAATCTAATTGAGTTTCCAAATCTTCCCTCTATTATAACGTCCCCCTCATTTGGAAATAAATTTCTTATATTTGCTTTTTCCTCAAAAGTATTTCCAGGTTTAGGTTCTACTACTTGACTATCTTTATTATTTTCAATTCCTCTTTCTACATCCTCTTTAGGTATGGTATCAGTATTTTTACTAGTAGATGAGTTTGAAGGAAGCATATTTAAATGACTCCTTCCCCAAACCGAGATAGCATTTGTATAATAAAAATCTATAGCATCACTATTTCCCTCTAAAGCTATATTTCTAGAAGGACCGGACATTATAAAAACTATCTCATTAATTAAAGGAACCTTTCTAACATTAGTATCAAGAGGATAGGCGATAGGCCCTTGTGGAAAATTTTCTTTAGAAGTACTATTACCTAATAATTCGAATTTAATAGCTCCAATGTTTGCGAATTCACCTGTAGTTTGAAATATAGATGCTCCATTAGTTGATGTAACTAAAGAGATATCTATAACTCTAGCAGCTAGTAAACCTCCATTTTGTATTACAGATATTGGGTTACTATTAGGTACAAAGGCAGAGTTCCCTATAGTGGGAAATTGGCTATTAACTGGCATGCTTGGCCTCTTCTAATTTAGGTATTTCTATTTTATTATCTAATTCTTGAAGAGAACTAAAGAGCATTTCTTTATCCTCGTCAGTTAAAAGTTCTTCCGAATCAGCAGCCTTAGTATTCATTGCTCTTTGGACAATACCTGCCATTTTAATTAGAGCATCGTCATTTTTAATAGCTAATTCCATATATTCTTTAATTAAAGGAACAATCATTGTTGCCTCACCGGGTGAGGTAATTAATGGTTTTAGTCCCTCTATTAAAGAACGTAATTGAACTTCTTTATCTTTTTGGTTTGTATGTATTTCTTTTAAAAGATCGGCAAAGTTTTTCTTTCCGAATAATTTTATGCTTGAAAAATCCATAATTTATGCTTTGGATATAAATATGGATATATAGGAGAGTTAGAACTTCATACTAACATACCCGTGTTCATTATATTGGCTCATCAATCTAACATATATTTTTTTCATTTTTTTAATTACTTTAGTAATTTGTGGTGTAGATTGATCAGTCATTTCACGAATATATATGTATATAGCTTTTTTATTAAATAACTCTATATTTTCTCTTTTACGAAATAACTCTAATATAGCATCTGCTGTTTTAGCATCTTCTGGTTTAGGAAAGTGGTCAAAGATATATAATTCAAAATATCTAAGTAAATACTCTATGAATTCTGTAGCTCTATCCATAGGTTCATCTGGTGAGTAATTGTTGGTTAAGTCAATTACTATGGATTGATCTGTATCAACAGCATCAACACCTGTTTTTTGTTTTAATTTTTTATAATTATTATTATTATAAAGTATTAAATATCTTTTTGCTATAGTACCAAAGTAAGAAAATGCTTTACCTTTACCTTGTTTATATAAATGAAGTTTTTCAAGTAAGAATGTTATTACCTCGTGTTGTAAATGTTGGATTGTATCTACTTCTGTATAATAGAATTTAAATGTATGTATAATATTTTCTGTTAATTTAAAAAAACCATATTTTATACGTGCATTATATATAGCATTACGTTTGTCTTGATCGGTTTCATTAACATACTCAATGATAGCATCTTCCGTATCTTGGGTGAAATATTGATTTTTGGTTTTTGGCCTTCTTTTTCTTAAAGTTCCCTTTTTAGTATATTGAGGTCCTTCATCTTTTTGGGGTACAGCTAGAATTTTACCCTCAAGAGATTCGTCTAATGGTGTAATCATTTACTTATGGTTGATGTTGTACTCGTTGATTAAGTCTTGAATCTCCTTTATACCTTTAAAAAACCACCCAATTTCATCATCAGATTGAAATATTTGTTTTGAATCTATTTCTTTAATTTTTTTATTTGACTCCGTCATTATAGTAGATATAGTTTGAATATACTCATTTTGAGTATTAATTATATCTTCTTGTCTTTCATTTTTTCTAAGTAAATTCCAAATTATATAGGAAATAGTTCCAAAAACTAAAATCCCAACATTAATTAATATTATAGTGGTTGTAGTCATTAGAGATTCTTAACTAAATTCATTAAATTATCATTATCAGAACCTATTTTATCTAAGTTAG